AGCAGGATTTTCATTTTTAATATTACCATCTACATCTATACCAAATGTATATTCCCAAAGTTTAGAATCTGCTGCAAGATTTTTTGCATCCCAATTGAATGATTTAAGAATATCAAATAATAGTTTATCTGATATTCCATCTTTTGCTTTGTATCCTAATCCTCTACTTTTTTCAATTGCTTTAGTATGGTAGTAGATGTTATCAAAGTGTTGACCAACCATTGTAAAGAATAAAATAAATTGGTCATTGTTTTCATTATTTACAATGTATTCCGGTATGTTATTTAAAACGTAGTTTGGATTCTCAATATCAAAATCTTCTGCTAATTCTATAATATTATCATACCAACCTGTATTAAAAATGTTTGTTATAATATGCGATGTGCTTGATATCCTATCACCATTATTATCATATGGCCATGTTATAGAGCTTCCCGTATTATTTGTATATAATGAAGATGATGTATATAAAAACTTTTCAAAACCATCGAATCCAGCTATTAACGTATCTTTTTTAGATTGCTGTCTATTAACTTCTTGTATTGATGCAATAGAGCCGGTATATGAACCAGATGGTCCATTAGTATAGTTTGTAGAAGCTGATAGTATTAAATTATCGTAAGCTTCAATCAATTGAACTTTATAAACAAAGTTATCTACTCTTTCTTTAGCAGAACTAAAATGTACAAAGTTACTCCATTCATAATTATCCGAACCACTTATATAATATTCTACATTTAATTCATCAGTATTTATTAATGATGATGTTAAGTATGTAGAAACTAATTGAGCTGATGTTGTTGAACCACTTAATATTAAATTATCCAAAGATTCGTATGCGGTAGATTGACCACTTACAAAATCAACATCAATATTGAAATTAGGTCCTTTTATTGGTGGACATTTAACTTCATCTTGCTCCGTAAGAATTACAGTTTCAATTAATGGATTTGACATTAATTTAGTAATCCACAAAGTAGAGTTTGCGGTTATATTTGGATTTAAAGGTGTGTATAATTTAAGAATTAAAGAATCAACTTTATTTGTTACCTTTATGTTTCCTATTTCATCCGTTTCTTTATCCGATAAAGTCCAATCATCATTTTCCCAAGACGAAATTAATATTTGCTCATCATTACCAAAATTTGTTAAGTGAGATAAATATTTACTTTCTTTTTCAGGTTCAACTATACTTAATTTTTCTGCAAATGCATCAAATATAACAGTTGAAAATATATTCTCATCTAATTGAAATGCCGGCAATCCTAAAGTAGTTATTACTTCGTATTCATTACCAATAAGCTCTTCGGCGCCACCTCTATTAAATGGTTTAAATACCAAAGTTACATTATCACTACCTGCCCAATTTGTAAATCTTTCTCTTAAAGATTTTATGTTTATTAAAACTTCTCCGTTTGGATTTAAGTTTTTAAATAAACCTATTCTACTTTTATCTTTTAATAATAAATCTACATCCACCGTTGTTGTTGAGAACGATGTGTATTCTATTTTATATTCAATGTTAAAATCTGAAAAAGATGGTACATCTATATTTTGCGGAAAGTTTATTTCGGTAATAGATGGAAAATCATTTACAGCAGTAAAAGTAATTAAAGTAGTAGCAGAATCTCCTGTTCCGTATCTATTACTTTTAGCTATTTGTTTATATACATCATCAATTTCAACAGATGGTCTTTCTACTTCTATTTCTTTTTCGAATAGAGTTACGACAGATATGCCTGTTTTTAAAAGCTCACTAGATACACTAAACGCAGATGGTTGCTTATTCCATTTGTTATAATCGGGTTCGGTTGTAGCAAACAATCCATTTGGTGTGGCTGTTTGATATATGTTTGTTAAAAAATAATTAGATGGCAGATTGTTGTATCTTATTTTAAAATCTACTCTACCTCCATTTAATTCTTTTAAATCAATTTTCTGTATATCATTACCATCTGATAATGATATCGAACTTTGTTTTAATATATTTTCCTGTGCTGAAAATATTATATAATCCAATATTACATTATTTCCTAATTCGTTTTTTAAATTAGAAGAAAATACAATTTCATATTCCAGCTTATCAGCTACATTTGGGTCTCCACCTAATCCACCGCCAAATCCACCTCCAGTATCGCCGCTTAAACCACCACCGCTTTTAGTTTTTGCCTTAGTTGTAAAGTTTAATGTTATAGAACCAAAATCAGAATCTAAATTTTTAGTATTATCTAGTAAATAACTACCATCCGGTTGTAATCTATATTCGTTTATTGTTAAAACTTCAGCATATTTGTAATCAATAGCTGTTGTTTTAGGGTTAAAATTATATCTTAATTTTGGGGTATATCTAGTTAAAAAGTTATTTCTATCATCATTATAGTAATCATCATTAAATCCAAAAATACCCCTTCTGTTTGAATTAAATCCATATGAATTTCTTCCAAATCTTATATATTCTGGGTTTAGATAATCTATATCCAAATCCAATGGTGTATTTATTTCTTTTGGTGGTTGATATTTTTTTGTAACGCTAACTTCATAGTATTGTTCTGCGATACTACCATCTTTAACGATTTCATATTTTTTTGTGCCGGAAAATGTAGAAGCTGGAAAGAATCCTTTTCTAAAACTCTGACCAAATGATAATGAAACTCCGTTTTCAAAAAATTCAACTACATCATCCCCAGCCGTTAATGATATTTTAATCATTTTACTGGTAGTAGTATCCACTATATCAATCGGAACATATGTTGGGTTTGGTGGTACAGGTGGTACATATCCTCCTCCTCCGCCTCCTCCACCATTATCAATGAAAGCAGAGTATTGACCGTTACCATCATATGCGTTTAGGGTAGGTTCTCCTCCAAAAATATTTTCTAATGCTTTTACCACTCTTTATTGTTTATTATAAATATCCTATTGTATATTTTCTCTTTGACTCATATCTCTTTCAAAAACTTGCTCTCTACCGTACCCACCCCCTCTTTCGAAGTAATCGTAGCTACCACCGCCGCCGCCTCCGCCGCTGCCACCTCCCGTGTATGGTGGCACATCTGCTATTGGAGTTTTAATCGGGTCCTCTTTTATTGGTTCTTCCTTAATAGGTTCAATCTTAATAATTGGGTCTGGCGGAAGTATAATTTTAATCGGCTCTTCTTTTATTGGTTCTATTTTAATAGGTTCTTCCTCAACCGGTGGGTTTGGTGGTAAATCAAATATTGGAAGAATTTCTTTTGGTGGTGGAACTATATCAATTGGGTCTGTTTTTATAGTGTATATTTTACTTCCCTTTACATTTAATTCAACTTTCTCTGGGTTATAAACATTCCTTACTCTATTTTCTTCAACTTTTATTTCACCAACCAAATCCTTAACTTCTTTTTTAAGTTCGGTAATTTCGAATTCTTTTGGAAGAGTTTTAATAGCTATATTTCTTCTTTTTAAAGTTTTAGTATGATAATCTATACAATTTCTTAATATAGAATACATCTCACTTAATAATCTACTAAAATCATATTGTTCACAATCTTCAAATCTAATTGCCGATGGTTTTCCAAAATTAGATTCGGCAACATTGTAGTTTTTATTTGTTGTCCAATATGTTACACTATCTTTAAAATCTCTGAATATTCTTTTTTTAAATCCATCAAAATCAGATAATCCAAAGTCTGTTCTAAGAACTGATAAAAAATCTTTACCAAATCTGGCAACCATAGCATCGGTAATTGAATCCAAATATGTAACTTCAAATGAATCCAATGCATCTAATATATTTTTTCTATAATATTTAAAATCTTTATTTAGATTATTTATGTTTTCAAATTCTTTTTCAGTTCTTTTGTTAATCGTAGAATCTTTTGTTTTCAACGGAAGTACACGAATTTCTTCTCTCGATGGGGATATCTCTTGTATCCAAACTCTACTTAAATCATTATCAGTTCCAACTCTATTTCTTACAAAGTTTATTATAACTTTAAGAATACCATTTGTAAATCCTAAGTCATTTAATAGTTTTTCAATATCAATTGCCAATTCTTTTTGACCGCCTTTGTTAGTAAGGTTATATAGATAATTTTTAATATCACCCGTTTTTACATAAGCAACATTATTACCTGTTTTATGTGGAAGAAGATTGTTGTTTATATCATAAACGGATACTTCCATTACATCGTATTTACAATCACCAAAGTCAGTATCTTCTACTTCGTTTTTTGTGACAATAAATTTATCATCCTTCATCAAAAATTCACCTTGATTGGATTTATTTATGTCGATTGAATCGAAGTTTGTATATTTTGTAATACTCATAATTTATTTATTAATATGATTTCGGATGGTATTTACCAAAACCGGCATCATAAGTTTTTTCTTTAGATGTTCCATCGGCGCGTGTAATGGTTACTTTTAGTGAACCGCCCTTATAATCTTTAGAGCTCGTATTTCCTCCAAAAATTCCACCTTTTTTTCTGGAATCCAAATCACCAACGGTATTTTCTGTTAGAGAAAACTCAATAGATTTGTTTTCACCAGGAGCCATTGTAAATGATGGTGATGGTATTGAGTAAAAATCTCTACCGCCAGATGGATTGGTTTTTGTTAACTTAACTGTTATTTCTTTTTTATCGTTGTTAGTTATAGTTAAAGATTTTCCATTTTTCCATTGTGAACCACCTCCTGATTTAAATCTAGCCCATATCTTTGGTGCATTAGTATCTTCTTCTGGTTCTAATTTCACAATTGCTACTTCATTGATAACATCCGCTCCTGCTGCAGAAGCTTGTGCTTGTGTGCCTTGTACAATAGCTTGTTGATTTTGAACTGCTCCTAATTGAGATTGTAATCCTTCTACAATGGAATTTAATGAGTCAATTTGTTTAATTAATGCCTGAATCTGAGCTTTAAATCCTGTATTTTGTGATTGAAGTGATGCTCTAAGAATTCCTTCCTCTACTGATTTTTGTAATGATGTTTGAATTTGTATTGTAAAATCATCAATTGTTTGTGTTAAGGTATTCAATTGATTAACCAACGCATCATTCGTTTGCTCTATCGTTAATCTATTATCTATTTCACTTTTTACAGTAACTTCTAAATCAGCTACCTTTTGTGTTAAATCTTCAACTTGCTTAGTTAAATCTTCATTTTCTTTTCTCAAATCAGCGTTAGTATTTACCTCATCATCGTATAATGGTTTTGGTACTAAATCTAAATTTGGTTTTGGAATATCTGGCCTAAGCTCTTTAACTTCAACGTTAATTGCTTTTTTAATTTCAACTTCATCGTACTTCGGCTTTACTAATTTTTTAAATGCCAACGATGATGCTACATTATTTTCATCAACAACAGTTATACCGTATTCATTTCTGGCAATAGCAGCAGAACCAGATACCTTTAATATGGTTTCTAATTCAGATTTTCTTTTTTCTTCTAGCTTTTGAGCTATTGTTTCTAATGGTGTTAATCCGTTCATTAATCTACTATTTCAAATAAGTATCTTTCATCAATTATTGTTGACCAAGTAACTCCTTGCTGGTCGATATCATCTACTCTAAATTTTATTTTATAAGTTCTATTTGTAGGATAATTATCTAAATACAGCCAAAAGTAATTTGAAGTATTATCTGCACTTATTTGTGTGTATGTACTAAATGGACAAATAACATCTCCTGTTTTATAATCTTCTATTTGATAAAAGGTTGGTATTGGTAATTTTTTAGATTGAGCGTATTCAAATGTATTACTAAATGATTTTAGTGGATACATATCTCTAGCTTTTACTCTTATTTTTGTCCTAGTATTTTGTTTATATTCTTTTTGTAAATTTAAAACAACCAACTTATATCCATCGTTAACAGACCCCGAAGGAGTTGATAAAGTTGAAGCATATGAAAAATCAAACCAATCAATTTCTAATTTTGGTTCGTATATAGTATTTGTTTCTTTTGAAAAGAATTTTAATAAACCATAATCAGTTGTATCGCTCTCATTTTCTAAGCTATGATGTATTATAAACCCATTATTATCAAATCCTCCGCTTGCAGAACCACTAATCCATAGTTTCGTTATATCCGTAACATCCATTCTAATATCAGCTTCTTCATAACTGAATGATTGTGATGCTTGTGAAGCAGTGTACCAAGTTCCACCTTCTGCATTTGCTGAACCAGTTGTTCCTACATTAAATACTGCAGTTCCTGCTATTGTATTATCTTGCCAACTATTAACACCATTTCTATATTTCCAACTTACACCATCAGATGTTATGTTATCAAACTTTGTACCAGTTCCCATAGACCAGCTTTGAGAAACTGCGTTAGCATATATCGTATATTCCAAAGGAATTTCTTCGGCTTGTACAGATTTTAAATTTAAATATGCTTTCCAATTGCTAGCCGTTACATTCAGATTTACTTCATTTAAAGTAGATACAATCTGACTTATTGGAAATTTAATTAGAGTTCGGCAAACTTCTTTACTATCACCATAGTATAATTTACCAACCTCCAATACTTCATCTCTACCCGCATTTTGGTCGGGTTGTTGAAGATATACACTTGCATCAAAAGATGCTGTAAAAAATCTAATCATTATAATGCCCTACCTTTTATGTCTTTATTTAAATATTTAACTTCAAATACACACGGGTCTAAAGATGGATAAATTATCTTACCCTTAGTAGCCTCATCTATATTATATTTGTTTGGTGAATAGTTACCATCTCCTCCACATAAATTATAAACTTTAACCGATGGAACACTCATTACACCTTCTACATTTGCTAATATTAATTCAATTTCTGAAATGTTTATTGGTTTATTAAATGTCCATTTATCTATTTCAAAATATGATTGTAATTCAGTTAAGCAGTTTGCAACCACTTCTCTCTTATTATAATTTGAATAACAAATTACTTCAAAATCCAAGCCTACGTTTACTATGAATCCATCAATAATATTAACTGCATCAGTTAACATTCTATATTCACCTAAATAGGTTTTTAGATTTTGTTTAACTGCCTGATTTAATTGAGTTAAGTTTTTATTTTCATCGTATCCCAAAACGTACATATTAATAGCAAATGGATTATTTACTTCTGCTATTGCTGTTTTCTTTTGAGAAAGATATTTAACTAATTCTTTTTGAATTTCGCTTGTAGATTTATCTTTCATACTTTCTACAACACCAACAAATTCTGCTATATTTTTTGGAGATGCAAGAATTGATGATGGTGAGTTGTTATCGATTTCACCATCAGGCGAAACATAAACTTTTGCAACACTACCATATCTTTCTGGTAAAGATAATGCTCTAACTACATAATCCTCTTTTGTTACTGCTCTATTTTGAGAACCAAACATTGCCAATGCGTTTTGTCTAACTTCTTCAATGGATTCAGCTCCTCTACCACCAACCGCAGGTTCATCGTTATTAACTGCTATCGATTCTTTCATAAATGAATATAAATTTCGGTCGGCATCTGTTGCGAATGATACTAAATCTTCTTCATATTCTATTTTAGTTATTCTATTTAATTCGTTTGAATTTATGTTAGAGGAAACTCCGCCGCCAACTAAATATTTAACAGTTAAAGTTGTATTTGTGGGTACTACTCCAAATGTATTTGTTTTTAAAAAGTTAGATGGGTCAATTCCTTGGTTTAACCTATTAACAGAATTAGCCAATCCCAATCCTACATTTTTTGTATTTGGAAGAATTATTTCATCTGCCATACTGGTATCACCGCTTCCAAATTGTAAATCTAATGTATTATCTGAATTTACTTTTACAGCGAATCTATATGGAACTTTTTGTATTTCTAAAATATATGGAACTACCGATGCTGAAGAACTTAGTTCTCCACCATTTGATTCCGTATTCGCTCTCTCAATAAAAACACTTTCTTGTGCTAAATATGGAACTTCATACCATTTTACGCTTCCATTATTGGATGTTACAGATGATATGGCAATTATATTATCATCGGTTATTGTTACTTTTGGATATTCTTGATATGTTGTAAATGCAAATGATTGTTCTTTTTCAGTAGCAGATATTGCTTTTACTTTCTTAGTTAATAGGTAGAATGTTGGTTCACCTGTAATTTGATTTCTTTCTTGTACATCAACTTCTCTATCAGTTTTTAAAGAAAAATCAATCACATCGGTTGTTCTAAAAATAATATTAGAATCAGTATTAGAAGATATTTCCATACCTTCTTTTATTCTAAGGCAATATGATTCATCTGGTACATTTGAACTACCACTACCAATGGATGGAACTTGCTGATACACAGTCAATGTTGTTACTGCCGGTGTTGATATTTTTGGTTTATATCCCATTGTTTGAGCCAATGCAACAACGTTCTTTCTTTCAGAAGCATGTGCTAACATTGATTCCTTTAATTGTGTATCCTGATAGAAAGCCAATACATCACCGATAGCTGCCGCTTGTTCGATGAATACCATACCCGGAGATGCTTCGTTGAAATCCGAATAGGTATTTGGGAAATACGTTTTGGTATATTCGATAAGGTTTTCTTTTAATGTAGCAAAATCTTTACCAACATAATTTATGTTTCTATTACTACCGAAATTCTTATCTTTTGGTTTTATCGCCATTCTCTAATTATTTTATGTCTATTATTACTGATGCTCCTACGTTACTATTTGATTTTAATGAAAATTGTATTTCCAATTGTATTTTATTGGTATCTATATCATTATCATCATAATCAAACAAAATAGTATCTATGTTTAAATATGGTAACCACGTATTTACTGCATCTAATATAGAATTTTCAATCTTAGATTCGATATCTCCCTCTATAATTGGTTCGAATATTATTTTCCAAATATCACATCCAAATTCGGGTTGCATTAATCTTTCACCTTTTTTGGTTAGGATTAAGTTTTGTAAATTACTTTTTGCTTGATTAATAGATGTAAAGTTTACAGCAAACGCACCATTTGAATTCGATGTTTCG